TAAAATTAATTATGCAGAAAACATCGTAGAGGATCTGGTTGATATCATAGTCGAAGAACTTGAGAACCAGGGAATTGATGTTGAGAATGAATTTTTCCTCCGAGACTTTAGTTTAACAGTCGATGCTTTGAGAGCCACACTTTACCGTCAATTTAACGTTGAACATGGGCTTCACAACTTCATTGATGAGAATGTGAAGATAGTTGACAAGAAAACGGGTAAGGTAATAGAATTGCCTAAAGACCCTACTGACGTTGACAACGAAGACTGACTGCTATATAATAAGTATAGCAATAAGGAAACATTATGATTTTGATCGACCTAAACCAGGTTCTTATCTCGAACCTGATGCAACAAATCGGTGGTAATCCTAACGTAAAGTTAGACGAAGCCCTCATCCGCCACATGGTTCTCAACTCTCTCCGTTCGTATGCCAAACAATTCAAGTCCAAGTATGGTGAGATTGTGGTGGCCTGTGATTCCAAAAAGTACTGGCGCCGTGAAGTTTTTCCCTTCTATAAGGCCCATCGTAAGTCTGACCGTGAAAAATCGGCCTTCGACTGGCATCTGATCTTTGATACCCTGAACAAGATCCGTGACGAACTGAAAGAAAACTTTCCGTACAAGGTTCTTGAGGTCGAAGGAGCTGAGGCTGACGATATCATCGCGGTCTTGGCTGGTCGATTGTCGCCGACCGAAGACATTCTCATTTTGTCGTCGGACAAAGACTTTGTACAGCTCCAGAAATACCCTAATGTGGCTCAATATAGCCCCATCCTGAAGCGGTTCGTCAAGACCGAGAACCCCCAAGAATATATCAAGGAGCATATCATCCGTGGTGACCGTGGAGACGGTATTCCTAACTTCTTGTCCCCCGATAACGTTTTCGTGTTGGGTGAGCGTCAGAAGGTTATCTCCAAGAAGAAACTTCAAGAATGGATAAATAAGAGTGCAGAAGACTTCTGTACCACGGATACCATGCTCCGAGGCTACAAGCGAAACCAGATGCTTGTGGACTTAGACTTCGTTCCTGAAGCAATTAAGGAACGTATTGTAGAAGCCTATAATCAGCCCAAGGCTGGTACAAGACAGAAGATGTTGAACTATTTTATTACTAACCGACTCAAGAACCTTCTTGAAGTCATTGATGAGTTCTGATATGAAAAATCTATATGAAATTTTTGACGAGTTCGAGGCCGCACCATCCCGTCAGGGTCGGATTGAGGTTCTCCGTAATAATGCTGGTTACGCATTGCGAGAGGTTTTGCGCGGTGCTTTTCATCCTAATATCAAGTTTGTTATTGATAAGGTACCGTACTACAAGCCCTCCGATGCTCCGCCTGGATTAGGTTATACCTCAATCCATCAGGAACTCGGCAGGGCTTATTTGTTTGAAGAGGATAATCCTAAGGTATCACCAAATCTATCCTATCAAAGAAAAGAACAGGTCTTGATCCAGATACTTGAGGCCCTCGAAAAACGTGAAGCAGAAATCTATATGAATATGCTTTTGAAGAACCTGAAGATTAAAGGTTTGGATTCTAAGATTGTACGAGAAGCGTTTCCCGATTTACTCTAACCCGTGAAATCTACATTATGCTCCTTAGGGAGTATGGATGAAGAAAAGAAAAGTATCGAAGTTACAAAAGTTATTAAACAGTAAAGAAGATACTACCTATGAGACAACTCTTGAGGATTGTCAAAAGTGGTTTCGCATACTCAATAAAGAAATATTCGACAGCAAACTACCTCCTGTCGATGACATTGATATACGATGGCGCAGAAACACATATGCGTTTTATTATTATGAAATAGATACAGATGATCCGAACTACATGGTATGTAAACTCTGTATGAACAAGCGATATAAATCCAAAAAGTTTTTCGTAGAAGTTTTGGCTCATGAAATGGTACATCACTATCAATTCATATATGATGAACCTGTGAGCCATGGACAGACTTTCACCGCTTGGTGTGAGAAGTTTAACAAGAAAGGTCTAAACCTAGTCAGGGCATATGCAGATGAAGACTAAGCGAACAAACAACGACTATGATGATTTTGATTATGAACCCTATGAAGAACGCAAAGGTAGAATAAAGAAAGTGGACTCCGAGCATCACAAGCGCCGTGAGATCCGCAACTGGAAGAAAGCATGGGTCGAACACTCGGACGAGGCTGACGAGATGGATGACTTCTATGCAAAACCAGTGCCTCGCAAGTAGTGTGGCATTTTTGTCACATTAGACTAAAGTATTAGTCTTTCCCTGCCACTTTTTGGTTGACCTTTTCGGTCGACTCCTGTATAACGGAGTCAAGATTGATGAAGGAGACTAAAGCATGGCTATTACCCTCACGAAGTCCACCTATACCGCGGATTCAAAGTATGTAACAGAAGATGTTACAGTCGGAGTCGGCGCCACCCTCAAGTCTTGGCAGGGTTCGATCCAGGTCATGTCTGACGTATGGGAGACCACCACATACGCCACCTATTGGGACGAAGCTCTGGGTCGTCTCCAGACCGTCGAATGGGTCAAGGCCGCCACGGTCGATGCGACCCCCGAGGTGCTCGAAAAGGTCAAGTCCTTTTTGTATCAGGTCGAGTTACAAACCGCGGTTGCTCAGGCCACGAACGAGGCCTATCGTATCGTCAAGGGCTCAGTGGTCAAGGTGACCAAGGGTCGGAACGGTAAGGGAACGGTCGGTAAGGTGGCTGTCATGATTGAGCGACCCTACCAGATGGGCTGGAAGTCTAGCATGGCCACCAAGCTCGGTATCGCAACCTCCGATGAGAAGGTCAAGGTCGCTGCGGCTAACGGTAAGGTTTACGAAAATTACAAAGATGTTACATGGGCTTGGGCGATGAACTGCGAACTGGTCGAAGTCCCGTCCATTAACATGCAGGAAGCTCAGGAAAGGGCGGAGAATGGTGCGGCGTGGAAATTCAAAGACCTCTATCGTGCGGCGTAACCCTGTCGCCAAGGCGCTTCGGAATGGCGCCCTCCGACCTCGGATTGTCGTGTCCAAGCGTATCTATAAGCGTTACAAATGTAACAAGCTTAGTTACACTCAGGATGTGTGACATTCCTGCAACATTAGACTAAAGTATTAGAAGATTTCTGCCGATTTATGGTTGACCCCCTCCACCGTTCCTTTATAGTCAGTCCGTAATCAGTTAGGAGATGTTGTATGACGTATGCCCGTGCCCGTAAGACTGTCCCTGTCCAGCCCTTGCTGGACTACGCAAACAACTTCCTTGCTGCTAAGGGCGGTACGCCTGAAGCTCGCAAGGCTGTCATCGGCTTTATTGAGTCCGTGCTTTTCAAGGCTGACAGGTATCGTGGCTTCACCTACCTGACCCAAGATCAGTTGGATGCCGATGACCTTCCTGGCATTCGCTGGATCGAACGGGTGCCTGGTATGGTCGGTGATCCGTGGTTCGAGAAGTCTGACGATACTCGCCGCAACTACAAGTGAGGATAAAATGGGTATTATGAAAGACTTCCTCATGACGGTAGAAGAATTGGTCTATGACGCTATTGAGGCGGGCGCCAAGACTGACGAAGATGTTTACGCCTTTGTAACCATGCGAACTGGCCGCGAGGTCGTGACCCTTGAAACTATCAAGCAAATCACAAAAAAGTTTGCAAATGAATGGATGTGACGGTTGCCATCGGCTCCGTTCCTGCTATAATTCTCGTATTGTAACACACACAGAAAGGACACAATATGCCTATCGTTGCTGCTTCTAATGGTATCCGCCCTGAGATCCGCGCCCTTGCGGTTCTCAAGCTTAACAAGACTGTTACGCCTAAAGAAATCAATGACTATGTTGGTACTGGCGACTATGCCGCCAAGTACGTTTCGTTCCTGAATACCCGCTATGGCTTCACCATCACCGCTCAAAAAGATGGTCGCCGTGTCGTGTCTTACACTTGCATCGCCGAGCCGGCCAATGTTGCTGAACTTCGTGGTGCGAAGCCTAAGACTGGAAAGCCGACCAAGCAGGTTGCCGATCCGGTGGCCGCAAAGCAGAACAAGCTCAAGCCTGCGACCCCTGAACAGATCAAGGCTGCTAATCTTGCAAAGATGAAGGCAGTCACCGCAAAGCAGAATGGCAAGAAGATTGTTGCTAAGGCTGCTGCTAAGAAGATCAAGGTCGATCCTGTTGAACAGGCCCTTGGTTCTACTGGTGAAGTTGCCACTTCTTTCACCGTTGATGCTGGTTGGGACTCCATGGAAAATGTGAATGTGAAGGACTTCCTTCGCTAATCGGTTCAAACCAAACTTGGCGGGGTCAAAAACCCCGCTTTTTTTATGAGGTGCAACATGAAGCTGTTCGTTGACCGTTGCCATCGGCGCAACCACTGGTATATAATACAGAATGGTTCGTTCGTTGCAGGACCTTTTGCCACAAAAGGTGAAGCACTAACATGGATGAAGTGTCATGACTGATGATCTTGTGAAGCGGCTGCGACAGCCAATCATTCATACAGTGCAGATCAAGGAACTTGCTGAAATACTGAGGTACGAAGCCGCCGACCACATTGAGGCGCTGGAAGCGGCGCTGCGTAAATGCCACACCGCACTAGAAGTTGCGTTTGATTATGATGGCGATGATGTATTCGGTATGATGCACAATGATGCCGTCGATGCGAGTATCGAAGCTGAAAGACTGTTGGGGATAAAGCCATGAATGAAGACCTTTTGACACGTTTGCGTAAATGGCACGCTGCAAATCTTCCTGAAGACGATAGCCAATACGATCCAACAGATATCAAAGATATGGTTCCTGAAGTGATCACTTATATTGAGGATCTGGAATCGGCGCTGCGTCCGTTTAGCTGCGATTGCAAAACGCTGGATAACTGTAAATGGTCGCAGATAAATTGTCCACATTTTACTGGCCGCACGGCACTAGGATATAAGCGATGCTGAAGAGGATGCACGAACTGTTTGAAGAATACCGTGAAGAACATGGTATCATCACCGCAAGGAAGATGGCTAAGAAAGAATGCCTTGATGAATTGATTGATGAACTCTGCGAAGAGAATTTGACAACCACAGAAAAGGTTGATAAGATTATCGAAGTCCTCGAACTCATGAATATGAAGGTCGATTAATGAACATCTTCTACATCGACAAAGATCCTCGCGTGTGCGCGGAACAAATGGTTGATCGCCATGTAATAAAAATGATCCTTGAGACGGCACAACTCTTGTCAACCGCTCACCGCATTCTTGACGGTGAAGAGTATGTTGGCCAGTCTGCGTCTGGTCGAAAAGCAAAACGTTGGCGACTGCCTGATGACCGAGACACCATTCTCTATTCGGCCACACACATCAATCATCCGTCTGCCGTTTGGTGTAGGCAGAACCGATCAAATTATGAATGGTTATTTGCTCATTTCATTTATCTCTGCAAAGAATACACATATCGCTATAATAATAAAATTCATAAGTGTGAGATGAATGATTTGTTTGTTGATCGGCTGTCTCGTTTTCCAACCAATCTACCTTATGGTGACTTCACACCCGTCACACCAGCAATGGCTGAACAATATATCGTTTCAGATGACAGTGTGACCAACTATCGCAACTATTACCGTCAAGGCAAGATCCACCTTCATAAATGGACAAAAAGACAGCCGCCAGAATGGCTGGCAGCCTAAATACCAAATACATTATGTTTCGGTGAAACTTTTCTCAAAGGAGAAAAATATCTTCAACAACTAAAAGGTAAAACTATGTCCAATCTCAAAATAGTCGCCGGAGCCGGCGCTATTCTTTTTGCGTTTGCAATGAATAGCACCACAGCAAAAGCGACGACGATACAGAAAGGAACAAGTTCAACGTATAGTTGCACAGTTCATGAAAATGGTTATGAAGTTTGTACAAAGCGAAAACAAAAAAAGAAGAAAAAACAATACAGAAATACACAACAAAATATTGGCGTTATTGATCTAAACACACAAATACCTATAATGCGACAGGCCGAATGGCCTCAACCTTATGAAGCCAGTAATGCAAAGATCGTAAAAGAGGCTGAACGCCTAGTTGGTCTTCATGAGCGAAAAGACAGAAGCACCCTCCAGTCTATGTTCAATATTGATCCAGCGAGAATACCTTGGTGCGCTGCATTTGTGAACACAGTCTTAGAAAAGGCTGGATTGAGAGGTTCAGGTTCTCTACATGCCATGAGTTTCGCAGACTATGGTAAGAGAACGAACAATCCTAAACAAGGTGACATTGTTGTGATGCGTAGCCACGTTGGCTTTTTTGATGGTTACGAGTATGTGAATGGTACTAAGTATGTAAGGGTTCTGGGTGGCAACCAGAACAACATGGTTACAAAAACATATTATCTGGCCAGCCGTGTGGTTTCTTACCGTACGGTTGCTTGATTAACTAAATAGAGGTGGTTATGCCAACATATACTTTTGAAGATACCGAAACACAAGAACAGTTTGAGATGGTCATGTCTTATGACGACCTTGAACCATTCTTAAAAGATAATCCTAAACTGAACCAAGTGTTCAAGATGAACATCGTGGATCCAGTGGGCATCGGTGTCTCTAAACCGCCAGTCGATTTTCAAAAATATGTTCTGAACAAGGTCAAGCATGTGCCTGGTGCAAGGACAGATGTGATTGAGAAGAGATGGCAAATAGCAAAAGAAGTATAATTTGAGAAGACGTAAAAGATTTTCAATGAGTAACGAAAGAGGGTCTATCAGAAATGGTAGGCTCTCTTTTGCGTTTAAAGGAGCAAACATGAGCAAAAAGCCAAAGAATAACTCAAACAAGAACAACAACCCACAGCAGAATAACCACTTTGAACTCCGTTCGATAAAACCACTCACAACAAATCAACAGATTACATTTGAGGCTTATAGAAACGGATATAACCTAATGCTGCACGGTTATGCGGGAACAGGCAAAACATTCTGCGCCATGTATCTTGCACTAGAAGAGTTATTGACAGGCCGCTCAAACTATGATAAGATTGTTCTTATTCGTTCGGTCGTACCATCAAGAGATATAGGATTTCTTCCTGGTTCGATCAAAGATAAGATCGCTGTCTATGAAGAACCATATAAAGAGATTTGTGACGACCTGTTTGGTCGTGGTGATGGCTTCAATATACTGAAGCTGAAGGGTCTGATACAGTTTACAACCACCTCATTCCTTCGCGGTATGACATTCAACAATGCTATCGTAATCGTGGATGAGACCAATAACATGACTTTCCAAGAGATCGACACGGTCATGACAAGACTAGGAAACGAGAGCCGTGTCATCTTTTGTGGTGATTACAGACAGACCGATCTGACCAAGCCACACGAAAGAACAGGCATCCGTGAGTTTATGGCGATTACAAAGCGTATAAATACCTTCAGACACGTTGAGTTTGAGAAGGAAGATATTGTCCGCTCAGGCATCGTTCGTGATTATATAATCAACAAAACGGAACTGGGGCTATGAGCAATCTAATTTCGGGCGTCCTTGCCCATCTAGATCATATGACAAGATTTAGTCGTAATGAGGAAGAGTATCTGACGGAAGAGGTTGCTTACACGCCACCTGAAGACGATGAGCTTCCTGAAGGTATTCCAAAGAACATTCACGACTTCCTCTTTCATCTGTCTGGCCCTAGTGATCCAACAGGTAATCACAACCGCTCTCTGAGCGAAGCCACACTCTTTGACATTAAGCGTGGTGATCGACCTGGTGCTATTCAACCACCTACCGCTCTAGCCCATAAGAACATGGGTATGCCTAAGACCGCTCTTATGATTAGTAGATCACATGAAGAAGGTCTTGGTCATTCAGAAAACCTACACAAGAAGATTGGTGCAGGTTTCCGTAAAGCGTTTGATGAGATGACAACAGAACATCCAACAGACACAAAAGCAAAACTGAAACAGGCTAGAGCCGCTTTCCGTGACTTTGCTCAAAGCCGTGGTCTGAAAGCTAAGACTGCACCTAAGATGATGGGTGGTAACATGAAGACTGAAAAGTCCTCAGGTGAAGGCGTTCTCACAACTGGTTTGAACCTTGCACCACATGCTACATCAGGTCTTCATAACTTTGACACTTGCCCAAATTCTTCACACGAATGTCGCAAAAACTGCCTTGGTACAGAAGCAGGCGGCAATCGCCAGTATCCAGATGCCGCAATGTCTGCAAAGGTTCTTCGTACACATTTCATTGCTGCACATCCAGAACATGCTGCTCGTATTATTGATCATGAGATCACACAGCACAAGAAAGATGCCAAGAAAAAGGGCATGATTCCTGGTGTTCGTATGAATGTAACCTCAGACATTTCATGGGAGCATCATGCACCAAAGATGTTTGAACGCCATAAGGATGTACAATTCTATGATTACACTAAGCTACACAATCGCGTTCTTCGTTCTCTTGCTCCTAAAAAAGCAGATAGCCACTTCAACGAAATGGGTCATCCTTCCAATTACCATCTCACACTCTCACACACAGGCACAGGCCATGATGAGAGTAATGACAAAGCAGCATCACAAGTATTAAGAAAAGGTGGTGTTGTTGCCATGGTGTTCCAGCGTGGTAAAAAGAAAGGTGGATTACCAGCACACATTACCGATCATGAAACAGGTCACAAGTATCCTGTTGTCAACGGTGATGATGATGACAATACATTTGACCGTCATACAACTGTTGGTCGCCATGAAGGTAAAGCACACCAAGGTGTTGTTTCAGGTCTTATGCTCAAGGGCGTCAAGAACGAAGCAGCAGGTCACTTTGCAAATGCTGTCGATGAAAATGGTGAAGGCCATATCAATAAGCCAGCAAAAGCAATGTCAGAGGCTATCGACAAGATGATTGCATTCCGTCAGAAGATTGATGCAAAGCGTCTCGTACCATCTCGCTCAGGTTCAAAGGGTGGTGATGCAAGTGGTGGTAATGGTGGCGGTGGCGGTGATGGCGGCGGGGGCAACGGCGCGTGAAGACCTTCAAACAATATATCACAGAGATGGCCTCGTCTGTTGAAGATGAGGCTCTCGGCCATCTAACACATGTCAAAGATATTGCACATGAAGAGCCACGTTTTGGTGGGCTCTCTCATGAACTTCTCACAAAGTTTCATCAACATCGTATGGGTCAAACACCTGAAGGTTTTGGTGCAAGTCTAAAGCACGATGGTGGTGCATCTGTTCTTATAAGCCACGATGAACATGGCGTTGGTATCACAGATAAACACCGTGAAAAGCGTGGTGTTGTGGCTCGAACTGATGCTGATATTGACAAGCATTTCGGTCATGCACCAGGATATGCCGCAGGTCTGAAACATCTTCTCAAACATGGTCATGAATTGGTGCCTAAAGGTAAAAAAGTTCAAGGTGATCTTCTGTTCACACCAGGTGACGGAACAACAGAAGTACATGGAGAACACACTCACTATACACCAAACAGAATTACAGGCAAGGCTAAGACAAGAGCACCTATTGGCATTGCAATTCACACAGAAGTTAAGAAAGGTGTTGCTCAGTCTCTTGGTAAAGGAGCAATCAAGAAAACTCCTAACATCTTCGTTCCTCATCACGACTATAACAAGCCAGATCCTTCGACATATTCCGCAGAAGATCGTAAGGCTGTTGAGCATCATCTTGCCAAAGCGAAAGAAATGTTAGATAATCATACCTCGGAGCATCTAACGCCGGAACATATTCAGCAATTCACTATCTATAATAATCGCACAACTCGCGCTGGTACGACACCTAGCAGAGCCGGTTATATCAAGCATCTTGAAGGTGAACGTGACAAGGCCGCAGGTAAGTTGAAGACAGAAAAAGGTAGAGCAAGGGTTCAAGCACAATATGGATCTATGATACAGCATGTGCATAATAATGCTGAACACTTTGATCGTTCGATTGGAATTCGTCATCATCTTGAACAGGCTACAGAACATGTACTGAGAGGCATTTCACATCCTGATCTTGAAACATCAATAGACGGTAAGAAATCTCCAGGTGAAGGTGTTGTACTTCAGCAAAAAGATGCCAAAGGCAGAATGAGACCTGTAGGCAAACTTGTACCAAAGGCTGTATCGAAGGCTCTTCTGAATAATCCTAGATTTGGTCGAGAAGAACTCAAAGAGAATATCATGAACATTATTGAAAGAGTGAGAAGTGAAAACATTCAACTACAAAGAGGGATTGCCTGAGTTGCAGTCCCTTCCTACCGAAGAGATCGGTGGGAAAAGATATTATATAACACCTAACGGCAAGAAACTACCTTCAGTTACTACCGTTCTTGGTCATTTCAAGAAAGAAAAGATCAATGAGTGGCGAAACCGAATTGGCCACGAAGAAGCCCAAAAGATTTCCACCCGTGCCTCAATCCGTGGCACGAAATTCCACAATATGCTTGAAAAGTATGTCAGCAATGATCGGACATTGTTCGAGAATGTTATGCCTGATATGAAACAAGCTTTCTACGATATTCAACCCACACTTGACAGGATCGACAATATACATTATATTGAAAGCCCTCTTTGGTCAGAAAGGCTTGGTCTTGCAGGTAGAACAGATGTCATCGGTGAATTTGACGGCACACTTTCTATCATCGACTTCAAGACCTCTCTAAAAGAAAAGAAAGAAGAATGGATTGACAACTACTTTGAACAAGGAACGGCCTACTCACTCATGTATAAAGAAAGAGTTGGTAATCCTATTTCACAAGTTGTCATTATTATCTCCGTTGACAATATCACAGAGCCACAAATCTTCATAAAGAAAACTTCTGACTATGTGGACTCACTCATAAAGAAGATTTGGCTCTATAACAAGGAACACAATAATGTACGTTGATCTTTGGGTTTTTGGTATCTTCGCAGTTCTCTTTGGTGTTTGTGCAGTATGGAATCGTATGAGAGGCATCACACAAGGCATTGAGGCTACACTAGACAAATTAGAGAGTGACAAGATCATTGAGATTATCGGTGATGATATCATTCCATATCGCCGTGATATTCGCCGCCGTAAGAAGAAGCTGGCTTGACTTTCAAAGAACAATATGCTATAAATAATATGCTTAGGTCGTTGAGGCGTATAGAATAAACGTATCGGACGCGGGGGCAGTACCCGCCGCCTCCACCACAAGCACAGATAGACGATATGTTGGCTAGCGGTGCGCAACTAGCTGGAATATACGAGACAAAGTTACTCTTGCGGGAGTTATTCTGTGCTTTTGATGGGGGCGAAATAGGATCGACGAGCGCAGTAAAGATGCGAGGAGACCGAAAGCAACGTTTAGATGCAAACGATAATGCACCAATCGCAATGGCACTAGCTGCCTAAGCATGAGTTTTCGGTGGGTTTGACTTGGAAACAGAATAAACCCACCACTCACACAAACACATGAGGTTACATTATGGCTAAGACTCCCTTTGAAATCCGACTAGACCTTCTACAAATGGCTAACGGCATTCTCTCCGATAAGAATTGGGCTGAACGCAATCGTATCGAAAACGATTGGAGTACTCAGCGTGATATTGCCATGAAAAGTGAAACCATCAATATTCCTCCAGCACCAATTGTACCATCCGTCAACGAAGATGAAATCATCACTCTCGCTAAGAAGCTGAATGAGTTTGTCTCCAATGGCTAACAGAGAAGAAATCACCACATTCTCTCTTGCTATTGAAATGATGGCCAAAGAGAAGAACACATCCTACATGGATGCAATCATTCTATATTGTGAAAACACAGGGCTTGAAGTTGAAGTCGCAGCCAAGATGATCTCTGGTGCTTTGAAATCGAAGATCAAGATCGAAGCAGAAGAACTAAACTTTCTACCTAAATCTAACACAACGAAGTTACCACTATGAGTGTTATAGGTAAATTTCAAACTTTTGATCTTCATATGAAAAATGTTGCAGACTATTATAAAGGTCTGTTTGGTATTGAAATTCAACATCAGCATAACGTTTTGACTGATGGTGTGCATATCTATGCAAAGATGAAAAACAGCAAAGGTGTTACATATACCGCTTCTGTTGTCATCTCAAGAATTGATATTGAAGATGAACACTCAGACGAAATCATTATTAATATGGTTCGACGTTTGATACAAGATGTGAAGGATTCTGAAATGACTGTGAATGTTGGTTCTTTTAAGACTGTAATTAAAGATGCTTTACTTGATGTCAGCGATATGAACAAAACTGTCGGCATTTCGATGGGTGGCGGCGGTAGTATTCCAACCGCAATCGGCGGCGGCGGTGCGCTTGGAGCAACTGGTCATATAACTGGTCACCAATTCACTAGCGCATATGTTGATGATCAGAGTGATCTGCCAACACTAGATGAAGTTCAGAAGATGGGTATGTCTATTGAGGATCTAAGCCGCATCGCTCCTTTGAAGAATGCGGCCAGAGGCGCACACGAATTGATGTTTAGTTATTTACCGAAACTCACCTTTTCGTATAATAGAATGAGGATTGAACAGTCTATTGTTCTTGCAGGAGGATTTTTTGCTTCTGAGTTTCACGCAGAAAATCCTAAAGACATTGATATATTCATACTCAATTCACCTGTTATACACAAAGCATTTCATGATGCAATTATTGAACTCCATGGTGAAGATGATAATCGTTTCAAATTTAGTGAAGGTTCATATTTAACAGCTATGAACAACAAAATCAAACATGTTGTTCTTGACACCAAGACAACCATACAGTATATTTTTACAGAGTATAATACAAGAGAGGAACTGATCAGTCATTTTGATGCTGAACATGCCTGTGTTTCATATCATAAAGGCACTCTATTTGCCAGCCCTCTCACTATTGATTGTATCAAAAACAAAATTCTAAAGTCTCACAAAGGTAATACCATCACACAATGGCGTGTTGACAAGTTCATTAAGAAAGGATTCAACCTTGCGGCTAACCGCGTTTGATACTTACGCATTATTCCTAGCCTTGAAGCAACACTTCACACAGGATAATTACGACTTCTTCAAGTATCATGGTAAGACGAGAGCCAACAAGGAATCTTTCATTCAACGCAAAGACCGCTTTCAGTTTCAAAAACTGTCACGCAAGTATGATGCAAATGAGATGCAAGATTTCCTTGTTGCTAATCTTCTGAAAGGTAAATCGTGGATAGGTGAGTTTCTTGATGATGAGGCTCATGATAACTATATGGCCTATATGAAGCGCAAGCAGGCTCTCACCTACACTTTCACCAACGAACTTGATACTTTCTTTTCAAAAGAACCACCTGAACATGCTTTCAGAGTTGGTGAGATGTGGCGTTCTATTCCACCAATTCTAAATTACCGTATGTGTGGTGATCTCTCTGTTGAGACATATATCATTCTTGATGACTTTCTAGGCTTCTCAAAAGTTCTAGACAGAAAGATGTCCGAAGATTATCTATGGCATAACTACAATAAGCCAGCCCAAAAGTTTCGTCCTTTCCTCAAGTATGATAAAGAAAAGATGAAACTGATACTGAAGGAGAAACTGCATGAGTATAGACTTCCCTCAGAAAAACAAGAAGCGAGCTTTACGCCGCAAAGAGAAACACAACAAAGTTGATAGAGCAAGAGAGATTGCCCATCAACTCTTTCCAGACTTACCAGTAGATAAAGAATGGGAAGAGCAATGGGCAGTAAGACACGCCGACAACATGAAGTCTTGTGCTTGTTGGATGTGTCAAAACCCTAGAAGGTGGTCCAAGAAAAGTGAAACACTCCAAGAAAAAAAATTCAAGGAGTCTCCTTGGTGCGACTAAATAGGTTGACAGAACGAGATTGTTCTGTTATTATACAACGATCATACAACGTTTACACGGAGAAAACATATGTCTAATTTTGCAACCCTCAAGAAGTCCTCTTCTACCCTCGACCGCCTCACCAAAGAAATCGAAAAGGCTAATGCACCCGCTGAAACCAGCAAGAAGGGTGATGATCGCTTTTGGAAACTCGAACGTGATAAGTCAGGTAATGGCGCTGCGGTTATCCGCTTCCTTCCTACACCTGCTGTTGATGGTGAAGATGGTCTGCCTTGGGTTCGTATCTTTGATCACGGCTTCAAGGGCCCAACTGGTAAGTGGTACATTGAAAACTCACTGACCACTCTTGGTGGTAAGGTCAAAGATCCTGTGAGTGAGTATAACAGCCAACTCTGGAACTCCACACAGGATGATAATTCACCGGCTCGTAAGCAGGCCCGTGAGCAGAAGCGCCGCCTTCATTATATCAGCAACATCTATGTGGTTTCTGACCCCAAGAACCCTGAGAATGAAGGTAAGGTCTTTCTGTTCAAGTTTGGTAAGAAGATTTTCGACAAGATCACTATGGCTATGAATCCTGAATTTGAAGGTGATAGCCCTGTGAATCCTTTCGATCTTTGGAATGGTGCCAACTTCAAGTTGCGTATCCGCACCGTCGATGGTTATCCGAACTACGATCAGTCGGTCTTTGATGCACCGAAGGCTCTTAGCGATGATGATGCTGAACTCGAACGTATCTGGCAGAAGGAATATTCTCTGAAGGAGTTTATTGCACCTTCTAACTTCAAGTCTTACGAAGAACTCAAGGCTCGCCTCAATGAGGTTCTTGGTCTTGATGAAGATGCACCTCAGATGCAGGTTGCTACACCTTCATTCAAGCAGGCTGCTATGAATACACCTATGCCGTCAGCCAAGAAGGCTGCTGAAATTCCCTCTATTGATGATGAAGATGATGATGAGGAACTTCAGGCCTTTAAGAACATGGCTCTAGGCTGATGAAGAAGGGGGCGAAAGCCCCCTTTTTTTATACCATGTTGGCTGCGCCAAAGTCGAAATTACCACCCAAGGCACTATCACCAACATTTTGGAATCTAGCTCTTGCTACAGCACGTTCAAAGCTGGGTGACTTGAACACCTTTTCTGTCGCGGCAGCAGACGCATCAAGTGAATTATAACTTTCACCAGAATTTGTATATGTTGGCATCGGTGGGCTTATAGGTTGTGTTTGTTCAGGTATGGTATTCTGCTGCACGACAACTTCTGCTGCTCTCTGAGGTTCAGGTCCAATTTCATTTGGATTATTTCTATAACCCTTCGAACCATTATCAACCTCTACTCTGCCTGTATTAGGATCAAACTTCATGGATTCTTTTGAGTTCATGGTGAAAGCTGGTTTACCTTGACCATCAAAAGCAATCATATCATCACGACGAAGTTTGTTCTTGTCGAGTGCATAGACTTGTAGTTTATCTGCATCGGTCTCTAAATCACCACCATCAGGCATAGATGGTACTTCTTCTATCGTTGGTGCAGATACGACATTGTGTTGTGCAATTCTACCATATGATCTACCAGAGAAATGTACACCATCTTCAGCATCGGCTGTGAATGATCTATTACTTCTATATGTCAGACCGCTATCTTGTGCAGACTGTCTCATAATAGCATCAATCTGTTCAGAGTTGGCATCCCATGTCTTTGTTGATTTGGCTGGACCATGAACACTGACATTGAAGCCTCTTTCATCAGCCAGTTTCTTGATGCGAGCCATCTGTTCTGCATAGAGTTTAGGATCTACAACGCCGCCAGCCGCATCGTTTGTGCCACCATAAATCTGTACAGTCGCACCTCTCGGCACGTTTTGTAGTTGACTGAGCAAACCAGGATCAGTAAATCTCTTACCACTTACAGCCAGATTATTTGCTCTTGATGCCATGGCCACACCTTGACCAATGCTATCACCAGCCACATAAAGATTTGAGTTTCTGCCTCTTGAGGCTGTAACATCTACAGTGGCTTGTGGCGCCCTCTGTCTTTCAAGCACACCAGCCAATTGCTGTTCTTGCTGGCCTCTCGTTCTTGCAATGATCGCTTCTCTTACTTGCTCATCGGTAGCTTCGGTACCGAAGTTATAGCTGCGAGTGGCACCATAGGCATTTGCAACTTCTGCTAATGAATTGTCTGTTCTGACTCTGGTGTTTTGTATCTTCTCAGCAGGATTTTCAAACTCATAAGTTAATGCTCTTGAACCTTCGGCTATGGTATCTCTTGTGGCATTTCTCAGTGCGCGAGCAGATTGTGGAAATTTACCAGAGAATGCTTCTGTGACCATATAGCGAGCCTGACCTTCGGCGCTGTTTCGGTCATATCCGTTTTCTTCAAGCCATTTGAACATGTCTGTTCTTCTACCACGGCCTGGTTTAGGATCACGGGCGCCGTAGATACCATAGCCAGTATAATCGCCTATTTCACGATCAAAATCATGTTTAGCAGTAGGATTAAAACCACTCTCTTGCTTGACCTGACCTGAAAGCAGAGCTACCGCATAAGGCACGTTCTCTTCTGGAACACCTTTTTTACGGAGTTCATCTGCAAAGGCTCTCTGAATGATTTCTTTGTTGCTTCGTCCTGTTATCAAATTCTTTCTAGCAACATCAATATCAGTTTGAGTTGGTTCGATTGCTGTCATTCTATAGCTTTCTTTACCACCCTCACCTGTGACCTTTTCAATACCAGCTCTCTTCAGATCATCAACCGATATGTCTTTGAGAAAGGCTACGCGAGGGTCATCTACAGATATGGTACCCTTCTTTAGTTCCTCATATGCGGCTTTTTGCTCTGATGTGAGTGCAGCTATTTTCTGTTGTACAGCAGGGTTTGATCCACCACCGCCAAGGTCTCTCTTTGTTCCTACACTGACATCACTCTTGTCACCTGGTTGTTTATTTTGCCATGTGCCTGTTGTCAGACTTTCTAATTTTCTACGATTGTCTGTACCTGGTGTATAGGGGAAAGCATTGGCCAATTCTACGGGCGTGAAGCTAGAAAGAAGTCTTCTACCCTCAGTTGAGTCAAGAAGCTCAAATCGTCTTGAGACGTTGAGGTCCATCAATTTTCTATAGTCAATGGTTAGATTTTGAAATCTATTATCTTTGGTTCTTGCCATTTATTTTCTTCTTGCTGAGGCCATCTGATCACGGCGCTGTTCATCTACTTTCTTGATATGTTCTTTTAGCATGTCAAGGTATATAAATCTTTCCCAAGGCATCATTTCTTCTAGCTCATTCAGGCTATATTTGTGATGCTGCATCATGGCAAAATTAGTCTTAAAGAAATTTGTCAGCCTGTCATAGCTAAACATCATTGAAAAAAACTTGAGAAATCTCGGTACTCCTTCCTGTGCTTAGTCTTGCACTTTGGGCATTCTGTGTCGATATCGACCACAAAATAAGGAAAGTTATCTATAAACATCTCAAGTTTTGAATACTGATTTTCTGACAAATTTTCAATGAACTCTATTATCTCTTTCTTTGTCACATCTTTAAGGGTATAGATATCATCACCCTTCTGTATCATCTCAATACAAGATGCGATGATCTTAATCTTTCTATCAAAAACATCTTCACCAACTTCAATGATCTTCATGATAGAATAGTTTGGATACTTCATCTTCACAAACATACCACCACCAAGGTTTATGTTCGATTCTATGCCTTCTTGTTTGACCACTCTACAATTAGTGAGGTCTAGCTCACCATCATAGACATGACCACATTTCTTGTCATCAATAACAGCATTGCAAGTAAACTCTAATGCTATTGATTCACCCACAGACTTCGCTCTGAGTGCGATGAAAAGAAAATCAACATCAAAGAATGGCAACTTCTCTACATCAACACCTTCAGTCAATATACAATTATTGATGACCTGTTTGGTCGTGTTGACTATTTCGTTTACATCGTTTGATTCGGCCGCAATGAGCAGCATCTTCTCTTCTTTGACCTTGAACGGGCGAACTTTGATCTCTTGCCCAGTAGAAGGAATTTTCAAGTCATAGATAGGTAAGTCTATCTTCGGTAAAGCCATAATAACCTCTCATAATATTAGAAAATATCTGTGCTGATAAATGTATAAGAACCGTTTGCATCCATTGAAGGTGTTGGGTCAAGACCAGGTCTCAACCATTTTGTATAAGTGAAGGTTACGCCGAGGCGTAGAAACTGGTCATCAGCCCATGTCACAGGCTGTGGGTTGACCAGAACAGGCCATGCGTCTTTTAGTGTGAAGCTATAGACAGGATCAGATGATCCGTATCCAAAGCTATCGTATTCGCTATATTGAAATATCTCAATATCACAGGCATAATCGTCGCGATAATTAAAATCAAAATTATTGACAGGGTTAATCACGTCCATCCAGTCATCGAACAACTGACGTTCAAGACTGGCCGATCTACAAAGAAAGGTAAGAGTGATATCTTCATAGGTTGTTTTGAAAGGCATCTTGAAGTTTGGACCATAGTAGCGGAGGTCGATACTCTCGAAACCTCTGCCAGGGAACTCTGCAACTTCACAAAGATATATGAGGTCTTGAAATAGACCATAGTAACTTGTCAGAGGATTGTTCTGGCCAGTCGGTAGTATTCTGACCACATAACGACAAGATTTGGCTAGAGAACCAAAGTCATCTGATACCGCCTTGAAGGTTTCTAAGTCTAATGCGCGAGGTGCGTTTTGCCCTGTTGGTAATGCCATTTATTTGCCTTTATGGGTTTACTTCAAATTGAGCGACAGGTAGATTAATGGCCTTTTCCCATTCGTCTGGTGTCATCTCAATAAACTTGCTACGAACATGTGAGAACAGATATCTCTTTATACACGGTCTTGACAGAGAGGCCAATTTCTTTGTACCCTGAAGCAGATCATATGAAAGTCTGAGTCTGCTAGTCGGTGTTAACTTCGAACTGCTACTGAACTCTTTGAGCTTACCCAGCAGTGCAGCCCTCTCACCTGGGCTTAGATAGTGCAGGTTCAGACCAAGAAAACCATTACCATATGGTTCTATAGGAAAGACCAGAGGAAATCTATCATACATGGGCAGAGTGTCTTTATACTTTGGATCATATACAAAGAAATACATACGACCTATGACCGTAGCATCTCTACCACGCTGGTCGTTTCGTATGATGTTCTTTCGGTAACCAGCCGCAGAGCGAGCCTTACCTATGAACCAGTCTGTTGCTTCTTGTTGTTTGTCTGCCATTCCAGTATTTATTTGATTCCTAAATGATCTTCGGTGATAAGCCTGAACTCCCAACCACGGTCTTCACAATAGTCTTGGGCTGCTGCCCACTTAGCCTGATTGACACCCCATGTGGTGACTTCGTTTATATAGGCTCTGGTGATCTTTTTCTTTTTCCCTGGCTCTTTGGTCTGGTTCTTTGGTTTGACCTCCAGCATCATCGTCCTGGTGCTACCATCTGGCCTACGAACCTTCACAATAAAGTCTGGGAAATACCGATGGTATCGACCATCTACGGGTGAGATGTATGGTATGGCAATCTCTTCCGAGCGCCATTCAAGAACGTTTGCGTTTTCATCTAAATATTTCATTACCCTTAGTTCCCACAGAGAGCGATAGATGATACCAGTGGGATCACCATCATATTTCTTTGGGTTCTTTGGAGAAAATCGTCCTTTGTATGCCATATAAATATGTATGCAACCAACCAGGATAAAATAAATGCCAATAAATGAATCTACGTCAGCTGGCACAGAAACAGTCGAATTATTTGCCAATCAGACAAGATCAACACCAGGTGTGGTTCGCGACCGCGTAACACCAGAATTTGAATTATCAGACTCACCTGCGTCCGTACTACAGAGAAGAATGAGTAATTCTGCTCGTTCTGGTTATCTCAACCCCAATTCAAATTCACAGGCTGTCGATAGATTTAATAAGTATCTTGGCTTTGATAATAAGTACGACTACAATTACAGAGTATTTCCAGACAACCTTGGTGCTGAAGAGAGCGCACACTATATGGTGATCAACATCAATGTGCCTGTTAACTCTGAAGGTAAGGCTAGAACAAACGCAGGTTTTGGTCCCAGTCTTTTCGGTCCAGCAAATTACCAGACATTAGAGGGTGAATACTCGAAGGTCGACCAGCTTAAATTTCCTAATGGTGTGCCTAGCGGATATCAAGCACTGCAAGGTATTACCAATTTTGCCACATTTAATATTCCTAGAGGTACAAGAAGAATCAAAGAATCTATCGCACTCTTCATGCCTGTACCTATGGTCTATACACACACCAACGTATATGAAGAAATCTCAATGACAGCCCTAGGGGCTCAAGGCATCAAAT